TAGCTAACACCATTATCAATAGCAGCTTTGTTGATTCCCTCACTAGAGTCATAAACAGCAATTGCCGCCGCTTTAGCCTTTGCATTAACCGCACGACCGCCCATTACCTGGTATATTGCGTCAATCTTGTCGCTGGTAGCTTTAGGCCAGCTAGAAAGCACTTCATGCGTAGGTATAACGCGCTTAACCGCTAAACGCTTGCCGTTGTACTTGGTCGCTTTGTGGTGCGGGTAGTCATTGTTGTAAGCGTCCATATCAAACAGATAAAGCCTTGCCGCTTCTTCCACTTGCTCACTTGGATTAATGCCTGATAACACCTTGCTTAGTAATCCCATGATGTAATCAAACTGCTTAACGCTTGCTAATGGGTTTGCATCTTTGTAATTAGGCAATTGCTCAAACTCACCTTTAACTAAGTTTACACCCATACCATTAAGCATGCGGTTATTGATTCTGCCAACTAGATTTAATTCGTTAACCTTTTCTTGTGGTAGTTTTGTCATTTATTTTGTTTCCTGTAGTAATTCTGGGTTTTCGTGAATGTTGCCGATGATTTCAAATGCATCAGAATGACTATGAAAGCAGCTTCTGCTTCTAAATGACTTAAATATCTTGTTTATAGTCCAAGTCAACTCAAACTTTCCATTTTTAAACTCAACAACCTCAATGTGCTGTTTTACTTTTGAGCCGGCAAAGTAGTTGCATTTAACAATATCACCCTCGTAAATCTCAACGCCGTTTTTATCTTTTAAGCCAGTGAATTGCATAACATCACCGTCAATTCTTGATATTGATTCATAGTTATCTATGCAAGCAGTAAATCCGCTAGCCATTAGATTTGGAACTACGCCACAATTAAGCATCCTGCCATCTGTAAATACTCTAAATTTAATATCTCGCATTTGTTAACCCTCATTTAATTAAGATGCGTTAAGTATATATCTAAATTTAATTATTGACAACGCTTAATGTTTAAATTAAATTTAACTCAACTTAACAAAGAGGGTAGAGGAAATGAACAGCCACTTAAAACTTTTGCAATGGTGCATAGATAACACCGACGATAATTTTAAGGCCAATTACAACTATGGGGTTGGTCAGTCATGGATTAGCGGTACGCATACTATTAACTGTATAGAGCATGATGAGGTAGATAAAGCAATTTCACAGCTTAAAACAGCTAAGCAAGCGCACTCACCGCTAAAGCTGGCACAAAAGCGCAAACTTGAATTACTAGCAGAATTGGAGCGCTTAAATGCTGAGCTTTCTGAGTAATTACGGATTATTATTTTTTGGCGCTATAGGTGTAGCGCTTTGTATTGGATTGCAAATAGTAGATTTTATTAACTGGATTAGTGGAGACAGCGAGAATGAATAACATGAGTGATTTAAGTTTTACACAAACAAGCCGAGCAATGAAAAGTACACACTTATCGCGTGTAAGCAATGAATATCGACCTATATGGGTTATTGCTGCGACTAGCAATGCAAAGTCTAAAAAGGTTCGACTGCACAAATGTAAAAAACCTAACGTGTTTACTAGCCTATAAAAACAAAGCCCCTAATTAAAGGGGCTTTTTACTATCTTTGCTCAACCAACAAATACCCGTCAGTTTCAGCGGTAACATTCGCAGTGCCTGAGTTATTGGCTATTTGAAGTTTGATATAATCGTTTTGATCTAAAGTTGTATTTACGTTTACATTAAAAAACGCAACATCGCGAGCGCCTATAAGATTATTGACTGGCCTAACTTGATCTAACACAGTAACAAATGATGATGCAGAGTTATCCCACTTGCTAACCCTTAGTGTTAACACATCATTATTGGCACCCTCAATAGTCAATGAAGCTACTGCTTTGTACTCCCTTGGGTTTATACCTAAGTGCCTAAGCTGTCCATTTACTGGATTGTCGAAGTGCTGTAAATCAGCGGTTATCCACGACAAAGCTGCGACATCTTCAAAAACATCAATAGTATTTATAGTTGTTACTGCCGATGCGCCTATGCCAATTGAGCCACCTTCAAACGTGTTTGGCATCCCTACGTTATTAGACCATGAGCATGCTAAATCGCTCGCTGATATGTTAGGTGTATAGTTTGAGTCTGTAGCATCTTGCACACCAAGCCTAGTAACAATGGCGCTATCAACTTGCAGCGTTGACGGATTAGGGAAGTTAGCTGGGATAAAGTCAAACAATGATACGCTTGCGGGTAGGTCAACATTCATGTTTGTTCTAAATCTCGACCCTAGCGTGAGCGCCGCACCAGCTTTAAATAGTGAGTAAGCGCCATCGGCTAAGATTCTTACAATTGACGACTCAATGAAGTACCCGCCAACCCATGTACCTGATAGCGTTAACTCAGGCTTTCCGCCAAATCTACCTGTACCAGTTTCAAAACCCTGTCTGTAGTTGTTAATCTCACCAAGCGATTCGCAGTTATTGTAATTTATACGACTTAACTCAAAAGCCTCAAAGCCTGTATTACCGCTAATATCATAAACCTTTGAGCTTGCCCCTGTAACCTCGACACCATAATCTTTACCCACGATATTTCCACTACCAACCAAAGGCGATGTGAACATGGTATAGTTTGGCTCGCTAGATACTAACTTGCTAATATCGAAATTATGTCCTGATATATAAAGCCCCCCCTCTGGCACTTCTAAAGACCTATCAGAAAGGTCAACCACACCATCTATGAAGTAGACAACATCGCTCGACAATACAGCAGGAAAGTCGAACCTTGACTTTATAATCTTTGCTTTTGATGGTATTTCACTAAAGGGAACCCCGCCCACTGGTCTAATACTCATCTACTCAACCTCCACGTTTATAGCGCCATTATCACCAACAGATAAAGCCCACAAGCCAACATCATTAGTAGCGGACACAGGTGCGTCATCAATAGTTAGTCGCCTAAAGCCGTCACTATCTAACGGTTGCGTGCCTTTTTCGCAAAGCCTGACTGTTTCTGACTCAGCCTTAACATTTAATGCAGTACCCAAAGAGACGGCAGGAAAACCAACTTGTGCGTTGAGTGCCGCATTTACGTCAACCCATACACCAGCTGGTAAATTAATATTCGGTCTAGTATCTGCCATTTTAAAATCCTCTTAGTTATAATTGCTTAATTATACCGCATACAAAAACACCTTGCTTTATTATAATTAATCAATTACATTTAGGTTTAAATTAATTGGAGGGTTTATTTATGAGAGATTTAACAGAAGAAGAATTAAAATTAGCGCCGGATTGGGCGACGCATTATCAGGTGTCAGAATCCAACTATTTAATATGGGAGAGTAAAGATAAATATCAAACGCCAATAATGAGAGCGCCAAAAAAGCAAAAGTCAAAGCTAACCAAGTGCAAAAAGATACCAGTTAAAAAGCCTTTTGATATAAGTGAGCATGAGTTTAGTGATGAGATGTCAAATTTAAAAGCGATGCTGTCAGGGCGTGGTGATGTTGTTATTCGCATTGGATCTTCATGGATATTCTTGGATAAATCCGACTCCATAGCAATAGCTAAAGCACTAGGTGTAACAGGTGGGGATTTATTGTGACCAACACAAAAAGGCGCAAACAATATGAACAAAGGCTAAGCGAGCATGGTTATGATTACCAATCACTATTAAACCGCAAGCTTAACGGTATGAAGATTCAAAGTGAGATAAGAAACAGGCAGACACAAAAAAGCCCCAATTAAGGGGCTTTTAATTAGCAAGTTAGATTACTTTTTAGTAGCTGGTTTTTTAGTTTCGGCTTTAACCTCAACATCAACAGCGTAACCTTTTTTAACTAGCTTTTCAGAGTCACCTTTCGGAGCATCTTCACCAGTTTTGATTAACGCTGTTTTACCATCAACTAAACAATAAACATCTTTTAACATCTTAGCCATTAGTTACTCCTTACGATGCGTAAAGCGCACATTTACGACCTTCATAATCGGTCTTAGCTAAGAAACCTACAGCAGTCATCATAATGAAAGCATGGTCACTGTTAGGCATTGTGCGTGGCACTGCGTAAGATGACATACCCATGCCAACTACAGGATGGAAGCCTTCTTGGTCATCCCAGTATAGCGCAAGCTCATTGCCAACTAATTCGCTATCTTCGTAAATCTCAGAGATGCCGCGTAATTGACCAACGAATGAAGCGATTGTGCCAAATGTACCGTCAGCAGTTGAGAAAGCACGTTCCCAGTTGCTTAGGATTTCACGCGATACACCAAGGCGTAATTGGTTAGTACAGTTATTCGTGATGTAAAGAATGTCACGAATACGAGCAACTTCTGAGCGAATTTCTTCTGGAGTTGTTGCCGATGCGCTTAAATCAACCGCAATAGTTGCTGTTGCAACGCTTGGGTCGTTTTTAATACCTAACCACTTAGAACCTTTAAGTGCTAAGTTTGCGTTACCATCCCATAAGTACGTATTAAGCGTACCCATAAGAGCGCGACGGGCTTCGCGAGCATCATCAACTAATGCATCGTAACCATCAGAGCGCATAGCTTCAAGCGCACGCCAGCGACGACCAAAGCCTTTGTCGTGAATTGGAACAACTGTACCCGCGTACTTTTCAGCAACTTTATCTAAGTCAACACCAACTTGACCAGACATTGAGCTTTGACCTTGGTCCATGTTAGACGTTTGGCGGTATTCAAATACTTCTTTACCAATGTTGATAGAGCGTGATTTTTGAAGTAGGCGTGTTAATGTTGCGTACTCACCCGCTGGAACCATGTCGATTTTTGATGTTAAATCAAACTCGCGGTAAGCTTCTGCCGGTGTTCGTGCAGCGTTAGCGCCGAACATTGTTAGCATATCCTGAAAGTCTTTTGATGAACCTTCACGAAATACAGCGTTTAAATGGTTATATTGCTCAGTCATAACTCGCGCTTGTTGAGCGTTAGCAGCTAAGCTTCTACGTAATGCTAATGACATATTATTGCTCCTTACGCCTTACGCGCTTTAACTAAAGTGTTGTTCGCGGTAACGTTAACGATTTCTTCAGAGTAAAGTAAAACTTGCTCTGTACCGCCTGTAGCTGCGATTTTAAATTGACCGTCGCCATTTGAAGATAGCGCCGTACCTTTACTTAGAATGTTGTTGCCAGTTGCGACACGAACGTTAACAAACTCACCAGAGCGAACGTTAGCAGACAAGCAAACATCACCAATAGTATAAGCTGTATCAACATCTTGACCAACGTGCGAGCCGTACTCTTCTGCAATCAATACTTGCGAATCAAATACAGTAGCAGCCTTGTCGCTAGTAGCTAAACCAGCGGCAGTTTGTTTAACTAAAGAGCCAGGTAATACAGCGTCAACTGCTAAGCCTTCAACTCGTAGCGCGTGAGGTGCGCCGCTATCAGCAGGGCCTAAAAAAATCTTATGTTTAGCCATCTTATAATCTCCTATTCAGGCATGTCTGAGTCAAGCAACTCAGCGCTATTAATTTGCGATGCACGACCGCGTGGTGCAGCGTAATCTGCAACGTATTCAGCAGAGTTAGCAGCTAAAAATGCTTTTGCTTTAGTTAAGCCTAATGCTTTTGCATCTTCTGCGTCTAAGCCTTTGTTAAGCGCTGCAACTTGTTCAGCAACTTCGTTAAGCTCTTTATCTGCATTAGCTGTAAGCTGGTCTTGCAATGGCTTAACAGCGGCGTTAACAGCTTGCTCAACAATTGAAGTAACTGCGCTTTCGTCTAAAACCTCACTAGCGTTTGCGGCAAGCTTAGTTTTTAGTAGTGTTTTAAGCTCATCGTCTGTGACTTGGCTATTAGTAGCTAAGCCTAGCGCTTCGAGCATTTCAGTACGATCCATAATAGGAGCCTCGTGGTTTGTGTTTAAATCAGTGTTATTGTAACCCATGCTGAATTTCTTAGCAAAAGCGTTAAGTGCGCGGGTTATGATTGTCTCTGTTGACTCTGGTTTGACGGGTTTAATATCTTCAAAGTTAAACGCCTGAACGTCTTCACCATTGAAACGCATAACGGTAGCATCGCCACCCGCTGGCTTTTCAGATTCGTGAAGCATGGCCAAGTGGTCAAATTCCATGTTGCGAGCAATCATGTCGTAACCTTCGCCCGACTCGTTATTAGCTTCAAAGGTCAACCCAGTGCTAACGCCAATCGGCAAGTTATCATCAAGACGATTAGCAAAGTACTCACCCTGCTCACTTGCTCTTAGCTTTTTCTCGTCAATATCTGAGTTAGCATACCAAACACCGTCCTTATTGTACGTGTTAGTAATCTTGCCACCCGAATAGAAGTCGATTCCACTAGGTGAGAATACCGACACGTTGCGCCCTTCTTCATCAGATGGGTGCGTTAACGTCATAGGCATACCGTTTAACGTACTCATGCCCTTGGCGTTTTCTTCTGCCGTGTATTTAATTTTGTTCATCGTGGCATTATCGACCGTAATCGGAATACCTGTTATTTTGTATTTACCATCAACCTTTGTGACTTTCGTCTTAGCTGTATTGGTAGCTAGTATGATGCGCATAAAAAAGCCCTATCGTTTTAAGATAAGGCTATTATATCAGCTATTAGTTATTGGTGGTATTTTGACTTATAAACCGCTCATAATTCGCTATCTCTTTATTAATACGTTTAACCTCTGATTCATTGCACAGGTCAGCATTAGCAATTAATTTAGCCTCTAGCTTTTTAATTTGTCGCCTGTAGTAGCTAAGATTCATTGTTGCTCCTCAAAAAAACCAAGTAAAGACCTGAAAAACATAAATGCAGGCCATAGGGCGACCGCAAATAAATCTATAAACGAAAACGTATGACCCTGAACTTTATTCACATCGCTAACAAATCCAGCGCCCATTACTATATAGTAAAAAATACCAGCCAAAATTATCAGCACATCAAATATACTAAACAACATCATTAAACCCCTCATCTTCTATTAAGCGCCAACCTGTGACGCGGTTAATTGGAAATAGGCCATTATTAGCATAAAAGCGACCCATTTTATATGTAGCAACAATGTACCCAGCGTGAGCGCCATCGTTGCCGTTAAATTTGCATAGTAGTGGTGTGTTAGTTGGTATCATTATCATCAACCCCATGTAATTTACACAGTATATCAACCTGCTTTTTAAGCGCCACTAACTCACGCTTTAATGAGTTTTTATTGTTGGCAATCCTAGGAAGTGTTTTCAATATATGAAACCCTGCGCCCGTATCTTCCCATGAGTTAATCTTCCACATGCGATTAACAAAGTAGGCATCAACTTTAATTTGACCGGCTTTTATATCTTCTTCGTTCAACTGGTAAAAGTGATTATAGTGCTCGTCTGACCAATCACTATTAAACTCAACATCCGGAGTTAAGTCCGGAGCTATTTTAGGTGCGGGCTCTTCACCGTGCTTCCCGTAATTTAACAAATGCTCACGCTCAATCATAGCTCGTTTTAATTTACCGATTGCCATTAGTTGTTGGTAGGTTATTTTTCTTGGTGACTCATGAATGGTATGCCCGTAACCCTCTTCAGTCACTGTTATTGGGTTGTGATTCATGGCGTCCCATCCACCATATCGTCTAAGCGGCTCAAATCCAAACAGGGAAAGCACATCAATAGTTTTAGCGTACTCATCTAAGCCTCTTATTTCCAACTCATCTCCTATACGTATTTCGTTTAGTTGGAAGTCATCAATACCCAGAATTACTTCATTGTTAAGGACGTGATTCCACTGCTTACCAACCGCATAAGAAACCGCCCCTTCTTCCCATTTAATATTACTCATTATCTAACCCCTACATTAAAATCATCTGCCATTTGCCATAAGTGAAACCTAACAACATTAGATACCACATTGTTAAGTTGGTCGCGATAGTCACAACACTCACCACCCTGCAACCAATCAACTAAAAGCTTCTTTACCTCATCCATACCCATTACATCCTCCATGACATTATCAAGCGAGATAAAAGCCTCTTTACTATTCCATGTGCTGCGGTCATATTGATACTCACCACTCATTACCAAATCAGTAGCGCCGTTTATCCAATCTTCGCGATTGATATTAGTTGCAGCCTCTGCCGCTTTTGTTGCGTGTGTTGTAATCATTTCACATCCTCCAAGCCGTAGTCGCACATGTGGGATACATCAGGAGATATGCAGATTTCACTCCTAATCTCTTCTGTAACCTCTATCGGCTCGCTTTGTACTGACTCTTGGCTAATTACACCCCAGCACACACTATCAACTTCATCAGACCACCCCTCACTGGCATTATCTCGATAATAGTCAATCATATCGCTGGCAGCTTTTATAGCTTCGCCTTTAGTGTTATGAGTTTCAAAACCCGAATCACTATCATAGCTAAAATATTTCATCTTCTTATCCTCTTTATTAAACTTGCACTAACTATAATCCTATAATTAATCATTGACAAGTATTATTTATAGTTTATATTTGAATGGTCTTTTAATTAATAGGAATAGAGAAATGAACAAAGAAAACGAAGCCGGTCACAACTTAGTGTTTGCAGGAGGTGAGTGCAAAGAGTGGCCATGTGTTAATGATGAGGTAGCTTGGGGTAATAAAGTTTGCAGTGGCATCATTAAGGCAATTGATGGTAATTTAGCTTGGATTAAAAACGAGCATGGTAATTACGTTACTGAGTACATTGATAAACTAAAAAAACCAAAAACACCAGAGGAAGCTTTAAGGGATGATATAGTGCAACTCATAGATGACGCGGACGGCTTAAGCTCTCACGTTCTGGCGCTCGCCCTAATGGATAAATACAACATAACGCCTAAAGATTAAAGCCAATCATCCCAGCCGTTAGACTCAGGTTTAACAAAGGCCATTACCAGTGCGTCAGCTAAGTTAGGTGACGCAACACCCCTTTTCTTCAAATCCTTTTTACTTTCAACTTTGTCACGCCCGTTATTATCAACATCCCTAAGTGGAGTTGATAGTTCTTTAGTTAGCCTGTCAACATGATCCATCTCACTAGACAGGCTTATTAACTGGTCGGTAGTGTAATCTGTATTACCATTAACTAAGTAGTCATACGTATTTCTAAACCTATCAGCCAGTAACCACCAGGACTGCGCTTTTATATTAGCAAACTTGTCCTTGTTAGTTATCTTATCGTGCTCACTGTAAAAACCATCAGGGTCGATTAAGTCGCGACTACCGGCGTTAAACTTGCTGTACTCAACAGGCACATAGCCATTATCAAGACTTCTAGCTTCGTTTATCTCTTCAAACTTAGCTCCTGCCGTAGCGCCAACACCAATAGAGTCGTAATTTATATGAGCATTAACCCTTAGCGCATTGCTGTAAGCCCTGCGGCACGACTTAAGCAACTCATCCTCCAAGCCTTTCCATTCGTCACACTCAATAGCCACTGGGCCTTTGGCTAGTATGGTGGCGTTAGTATCACCACCATCATCAGCAATGTCATAGCCAAGCGTATGCGAGCCACTAAACATACCATCAATTTTAAGGTGAGCATCAATGGCGGCCTGAATCCATTTAAGCTTAATAACCGAGCTATCATCGTTACCTTTAGGTATTCCAAGGTAAATATAAGCATGACTATCTGGGTCAGTTTTAGCTAAGTGCTCTATCCGTCTTTTTGATGTATTGCTTAGGAATGGGTTTTGGTCATAGTTAATATGCTGGTGCACGCAGTAAGGCTCATCTTGAACGACAAACCTATCGTGTATGTAATCAGTTATTAAATTTGGATTGTAAACACACCATATTTCTGAACCATCTTTACGAATGGTTGGTTCTAGTATGTCCATTTGCTCTTTAGTTACTGTTGCAGCTTCTTCTATCCAAAGCACGTCAACAGACTCTATTGACTTCATTTCTTCTAGGTTGCGCTGAATACCATAGAAAAGAAACTCTGACCCAGTAATGTTATGTATTATTTTATTATTTGTTACAGTGAATCGACTCTTTAACCCGAATCGCTCAATCTGTATTTTAAGAAGGGAGTAAACACTGTCCTCAATCCTATTCTGGAATTGACGAGTACACAGGAATTTCATTTTACAGTAATCAGCCATGCGTATAGCGTTAGCTGCTGCATCCCATGATTTACCTGAATCTCGACCGCCAGAAAGTATCTTAAATCGCGATGGCGTTAACCAAAACGATTTAAGATGCACATTCATTGAAGGCTTGGCAGTATTACTCATCTTCCCCTGTCGCATTATCTGCGTAGAAGTCATGTATTGATTTAGGGGTCATTGATCCATCAGATGAGGTATGGTCAATTTCTTGTTTTTCTCTCCAGTCATCACCAGCCATGTTTTTAAGTCCGAATATCACAAGTGTAGCATTACCGCCACCTTCAACGGCATTTTTACGCCCTACCATCTCCCACCATGCAGCACAATGAGCCTTCCCAGCTTTTACGGCTTCTGAAAACTCTGGATTAGCTTCCATCCAAACATTGATAGTTGAGCGAGCGCAATTGATCGACGCTGCGAATGATGTTAGTGAAGCACCCTCTTTCATGTGTTGAATTACTAAATCACAGTATTCAGGCTTATAATCACTAGGTCTACCACCAGCCATAAAACACCTAAAAATAATTAATTAAAATATGCCTTGAGTATATCATAAAAAATAAAAGGGGCGCTAAACCCCATGCACATTAAATTTAACTTTATTAACTCGCCACACTGGAAGGTCTAGCGTATACCCTTTAGTCCATCCCATCATTTGCATTGTAAGTATGCCGTTAAAATGGGCGTTGCTTCGCGTTCTGCATTGTTTCATTTCATAGCCTTATCTATTGCGTTTCGTGCCTGTGTGAATGCTATCAAGTTAACCCTCTTAACTATCTCTGTAAAAGGCTTGTAGTCCAAATCAACAGTAGACTCCACACATCTAGCATTCCACACCGGCGGATAATCAGGCCGCCATGGTTCGTGTTGTTGTGGGTAGGTTTTCATATCAACCTCCCAGCTGCCAAACACTAAAAACAAACGCTGTAGCAAACAACGCAAACGAGCTTAATATCATAATCTTCTCTGTACGCGATTTTAAGCGCTTAACGTCTGCAATATGACACTCAGACTGGCTAAAGTATTTAAAACGCTTCTTGGCGATGCTACAGGCCATAAATTCGGTTTTAGCCTCAACTTTAAAAGTAATATTCTTAGCAGGGCTGGTTAATGCGATTTTGTATGTGTTCATTTTTCTATTCCTATTTATATAAGTTGTGTTTGTTTTTTCCGCTAACTGGTGTTCTCGCTCTTTTTACAAACGCATAACCCATCTTTTCAAGATAAGTTCTAAGTTTTTTAGTGTTAGGCATATTAAGCATGTCACTGGATAAATGACCTAAATGTGTAACATCAAGACAACCTGAAAAAGTGCATTGGTCAGAATACTTTTCGATAGCTTTTTTCAAACAGTCTTCCTCAATATCAATGGTTTTATTTTTTATCGGCTCAGGTACTCTTTTCAACAAAACATTGTTTGTTGTGTCATCAAGCTCTAAATCTATGTGTACACCTCTGTATTTTGAAAGCACTGATGATGCACCAACCAACTTATTAAATTCCGAAGAATTTGAAACCTCACACACTTTTGCTTCACCAATCTCTAAATCAGAACAGTAAAGCTCTAAAACGCTTGAAGGGTTAAAAATATTCATAATACCTCTGTTCGTATGTCTCTATAGTCTTAATAATAAGACCTTATAACCCGATAGTCAACACTTGTTTTTGCACGGGTCACGTCGGGTCGGGTTGGGTCATTCTAATTTTAACAAAGACCCATTAAAAGACCCACCCTAAGTTATTGTTATTATTAACTATGGTCTAATAGTCGATATAAAGGTCTAAAGAATATAATAACTACATATATAATAAATATTTTTATACGCTTAATATTACGTATATACATCCCGTATATAAACTAGAATAGCGTTTTGCTCGACCCGTAGACCCAAAAACGATTAAGCCTATGATTTTAAAATAAAAAAAGCGGGTCATCTTTAGACCCGCTCACCTTCAACATTAGACCCAAACAGCTTTTTATCTATTTTGAATACACATAATGTTTGTTATCACCTTCACTATACTTTGTTCTTTTTCTCCCAACAGCTTCATAACCTAAGTTCAAAAGAGCGTTTTTAAGCGCCCCCGTCTTCGGAAAGTCCTCCCACTTATCATCAAATGTGGCTGCATCCTTCACAGCTTTGCTAAGCATAGTTACATCAATTTCACCTTCACCACAGTCAATAACGCTCTCAAACTCCTCTAAAGCGTCTTCCAAAGTTACCTGAACTGATGATTTGCTAAGCTCTGTCATCATCAATTTAGCGTTAGTGTCTGGCGCTCTCTTGTATGATAAAAACGATTTGCTAATAGTGTGAGACAACAACCAGTTTCTTAACTCACCTACATTAGTGCGTACTAATTCGTAAAGGGAGCTGTAATAGTCTGGGTTTTTATCCATGAATTTTTGTAAGTCATCTTTCTTTTGCCACTGGCTAAACAGAATACAATAACGCCTATCGTTAGCATCAATTGGTATTGCATCCTTAAAGTTCGTGAGCGCAAAATAGTTAGTTGTGTTGATGACGCTGCGCGGATCTTTGCCTTTTTTATGTTCTTCAACTATTGGGTTACTGATGTATGGTTTAAGATTGTTTAAAACTTCGTACTTTCTAAAGTTGTCAAGTTTTAATTCCTCTATGAACGTCATACATTGACCTGTAGCCCAACCGGTAAAGCTGCTTTCTAATGTTTGCACATTCATAATACGAACATTGTTAAAACCCATTATGTGCTGCATCATTTCAGCTAACAAGCTTTTACCATCACCTTGCACACCTTGAAGCACTATTGACCAGTTCATTTTAACGCCCGGGTTCTGCACGTTGTACGCAAGGTAATCCAAAACAATAGAGCGTTCTTTATCGTCTGGTAGTAAGTGTTTAAGGTGGTTGCTAACTCTTTCAACAACATCACTAGAACCAACATCAACAAGCTTTATTCTCGGTTCTCTATAGGTGTTGATATAATCAAGACCGTTGTGAGTAAATAACTCATCGGCAGACGGGAAATACATACTATTTTCTACAACTTCGATAACATCATTACAAAACAACGTTGCTGCTTGTTTTTCACCTTCACCGTTTAAAGGTGTATCACGATTGTGAGCAACATCAAACGAGCGAGGGCCACAAACAGCTTTTGTTTGTTTGTTCATATACTCGGCCGTTGCCGTCATAAACACATAATCTTCTACATAATCACCTGTGCGTTCGTCACCTCTTAATGCTCTAAGCTCTTTTTTAATAGCTGGTATACCTGGTTTATTACCTGTCAGCTCTAAATATTTAGATTGCAGAGATTTTAAGGTTATATCCAGTTCAAGGTTATTTAGCTTTATATTTGCAATACGCTCCATCTGTTCTCGCAAATCGCTAACAGTCTCAGCATCTTCTAATTTTTTAGCTGTTTGCTTGGCTACTATTTCGCCTTTAGCTTTTCCGCCACCGGCTAAACTGATCACACTTGCAAAAGTAACAGGATTTGATAGTTGTCTACGTGAAAAACTTTCCCAGCGTCTGCGGTTTGCTTCTTCATCGTAATTGTCTGGGCTGCGTTGACTAAATGCGTCAAATATAGCCCAACCATCCTCACCTAATTGATGCCATAACGCCATGCCTACTTTTAACCAGGTGTTTTGGTCTTGTGCGTGTTCGTCTTTTAGCATATCAATATAAGCTTGAACTTCATCAACACTTATGTCGTGAGGTTCCGCTGCTATAACACTTAAAAGGTCGTCTTCCTCAACAGGTTCAAATTTAACTGTTAACGCTTCAACGGCTTTGCTTGGTAATTCTGGCAATTCGTCCTGTAAAGCTTCAATGATAGAATCGTGAAACGTTAAATTTTCATAACCCTCACCGGTAGCAATATAACCTTTACCGCTTGAACGAGCATCGAAACCAACAACACCTAACAAATCAGAACCATTAGGTAGCAGCGAATCTCTATCAACTTTAAAAGCGTAGTGCATACCACCGTTTAAAGTTGCTTGAAGCTCTGCCCCTTCCCAATCAAGCTCGCAACCTAAAGCCTTATCAATATCAGAAGTGTCAACACCTTTATAGGTATCAATATCGATTATAAAAACACCTTGTGGTATCATTACACCGACCATTGCAGTGGTCGCTTCACCTTTATAGTCTTGCCAGTTAGTTCCTTTTGGTACTGCTGGCGCTTTATTTTTGGATAGTGGAAAAATAACCATTATTTACCCTCTACTAAATCGACTGCTCTAAACTTCCCGTCTGTATCTTTCTCAATCTTAACGGCCATTAATGCGGGAACTTTCCCCGCTGCAAACCACTGGCACACATAAGCGCGACTAACCTTTAATCTCTTAGCTAGCCTGTATTGGCTACCGTAATGCTCAATTAATTTATCCATTTTATTACTCTTATAGTTAAGTAGTGGTTGACAGTATAGTATTTGTTAACTAATATTACAACCGAATTAAACACTAAAACCTAGAAGGTATAAAACAAATGAATGAACAAATCTTAGAACAATTAACACGCATCGCTAACGCTCTTGAGCTTGCAATACTTCCGCAAAATAACGACGCTTATGCTGCTAAAGTAAAAGAGACTTTAAACGTTGATGACGCTAAGCAAGAATTAGCACCTAAAACCGAAAAGGTCGAAGAAGTTAAAGAACTTGAAACGCAAACATACACGCACGATGATTTAAAAGCGTTGTGCTTATCTAAGTCACGCGAAGACGTAGCCAACAAGCCAAAACTAAAAGCCTTATTAAAAGAGTTTGGCGCGGCTAAAGTGTTAGATGTTAAAAGCAAAGAAGACTTAACAACTATCATTACTCGCATTAATTCTGGGGAGTTTTAAAGATGGAATTTAAATATAATATTGAGTTAATTCGTTTTAAGAAATCAGGTAAGTACTACGATACTGTTACCTTTGCCACTAATAGTAACATGGTATTTGATGTATCTGATGAGATTGAAGAAGCATTTAATAGTAATGTAATCAGTCAAGAATTTGACTATATGATTACAGGTGAGGGTTTTCCTGATACGGGTTATCCTGCATTATTGAAATTAGCATCTAGTAAGGTTAGCCAATGAAACACGCTAAATTAAGCGCGTCTGGTTCAGCTCGTTGGTTAAATTGTCCCGGCAGCGTTGCTGCTGAGGACAGCTTTCCTAATACCAGTTCAAGCGCTGCACAAGAGGGTACGTGTGCCCATGAGGTTGCAGACCGTTGTTTGCGTAACCAATTAACAGCCGATAGCTTTTTAGGTCAAGTTGTTGATGGTGTCGAAGTTGATCAAGAAATGGTTGAGCATGTTCAAGGGTACGTTGATTATGTATTATCGTTTGAAGGTGAATTGTTACCAGAACAACAAGTAGATTTTAGCCCTTGGGTTCCTGATGGGTTCGGTACTTCTGACTCTATTGTCATCGGTGAAACAACGGTAAGAATAATAGATCTAAAGTACGGGAAAGGTGTTCCTGTCTATGCTGAGAACAATTCACAAGGCATGTTATACGCGCTCGGTGTCTATAATGATTTTGGTTATCTGCTAGACGGTCAAGATAGATTCATAGTTGATATATACCAGCCCCGTATAGGCAATTTTAGCCAGTTTGAGATTAGCTTAAGGGATTTGCTCAAGTGGGGTGAATGGGTAAAGCTACAGGCGGATTTAGCGCTAAGTAAAGATGCTGAACGTGTACCAGGTGATAAACAGTGTTTATGGTGCAAGGCTAAAGGTGACTGTAAAGCGCTAATGAACTACACGCAAAATATCATCATGGCTGAGTTTGACGACTTAAGCGCATTAGATGATCCAGAGTCATTAAGCAAAGAACAAAAACGCCTAGTAATTGAGAATAGACCTCTAATTGAATCATGGTTAAAAAGCGTTGAACAATCAGTTACTGCATTATTGCTTGATGGTGGTAAATTCGCAGGGTTTAAACTCGTTGAAGGTCGTAGCGTACGCAAATGGTCTAATGAGGAAGAAGCTCAAAAGGTGTTGTTAACTGCTAAAAGTGAAGATGAAATATTTACTAAAAAGCTAATAAGCGCACCACAGGCCGAAAAGCTATTAGGTAAAAAGGATAAAGACTTAATATCAAACTTAATAATTAAACCAGAAGGTAAACCAACGTTAGCGCCAGAGTCGGATAAACGTCCTGCAATCGGTGACGTATCAGATTTATTTCAAGAAATATGAAAATAACACTTTACAGTTAAGAATATATTAACTAATATTCGTATTGTCCTTTGAGACAATACAACTTTTAAATACTATAAGGTATAAAACAAATGTCTAAAATCAAATTATCTAATGTTCGTCTTTCTTTTCCTAACATTTTCAAACGCGCAACATTCCAAGGCGTTGAAGGTAAGTTCGAAGCTACGTTTTTATTAAACAAAAAGACGCAAGCCGATCAAATTGAAAAGCTTCAAAGCGCTATTGATGAAGCAATAAAAGAAGCTAAAGTAAAAGTTCCTAAAGATAAATATTGTCTTAAAGACGGTGACGACTTTGAGTATGATGGTTATGAAGGTCACATGGCTTTTAAGGCGTCAACAAATAAGCGCCCTACTTTAATCGACCGTGATAAATCACCACTTGTTGAAGACGACGGTAAGCCTTACGCGGGTTGTTACGTTAACGCCATTGTTGATATTTGGATTCAGTCAAACGATTTTGGAAAACGTGCAAACAGTAATTTGTTCGGAATTCAATTCTATGCTGATGGTGATGCGTTTGGTTCTGGTGATATTGATGTTACCGACGAATTTGACGAGTTTGAAGACGATTTTTAATCTCCAATAATCTTTGACCCAAAGCCTAGTTTAACCGCTAGGCTTTTTATTATGTGGCTACTCCACTACAGGTAATAATATGAATAATGCAAAGGTGCTTGATACCGAATGTTATAAAGACTACTGGCTTTTATCCCTAAAGTGCGTCCGTACTAATAAAGTTAGAGAGTTTGAACTCTATGAAGGTCATCCACTTGACCGCCAATCAATTACTAAAATAATGAATAACAACCTTACTGTTAGCTTTAATGGTAACGGTTACGACTTGGCAATGATTACGGCCGCTTTAAAAGGTTGGTCTAATGAAAACCTAAAGAAATTGAGTGATAAAATAATACTTAGCGGTAAAGCTATTTGGACTGTTTGCCGTGAACATAAATTATTTATTCCTAAAGAATGGGATCACATCGATTTGATACAGGTTGCACCAGGGGCAGCTAGCTTAAAAATATACGGTGGTAGATTACACTCTAAAAAGCTGCAAGACCTTCCAATTGATCCAGATGAATCAATCACGCCTGAATTGCGACCGTTAATGCGCTCTTACTGCATTAATGATTTAGACACTACGATTGATTTATTTAAAGCTCTTGAAAAGCCTTTAAAACTTAGGGTTGAAATGAGCGAGCTATACGGTATTGATTTGCGCTCTAAATCAGATGCACAGATAGCTGAGGCTGTTCTTAATTCAGAGCTTAGAAACATTGGTGTTGACGTAGGTAAAAACCCGATTGATGAAGGTACGGTGTTTAAATACAAACCCCCATCATTTATAAAGTTTAAAAGTGATAAGTTAAAAGAAATGTTCTGCACTGTAATTGATGCTGAATTTGTAGTGCAGGAAAGTGGACAAGTTAAACTACCAAAAACACTCAATAAGGCCATAGATTTTGACGGGGCTAAATATAAATTTGGTATAGGTGGTTTACACTCACAAGAAAAATCACAGGTTGTTGAGTGTGGGGACGATGACTTTTTATATGAAGCCGATTTTGCCAGTTATTACCCGTTTATTATACTTGGCGAACAATTTTACCCTGAACATCTTGGTGAAGGCTTTTTAAAGGTGTATAACGACATTGTTCAAAAGCGTATTGAAGCTAAGCGAACTGGTGATAAATCAACCGCTGACAGCCTTAAAATATCAATCAATGGTAGCTTTGGTAAGCTGGGTAGTAAATACAGTACGCTATATAGCCCTAACTTACTTATACAAACAACGGTAACGGGGCAGTTATGCTTATTCATGCTAATCGAAGCTGTCACTGCACTTGGGGCTAAAGTTGTTAGTGCTAATACTGACGGTATTGTGATCCACTGTAATAAGTCAATTTACAGCGACGTTGGCCAAGCTCTATTTAACTTCGAGCTAATTAGCGGCTACACGTTAGAAGAAACCTTTTATAAAGCCATTTACAGCCGTGATGTTAACAGTTATTGCGCTATAAAAACCGACAAAAGCATTAAGGGTAAGGGTGCTTATGCTAGCGGTGGACTTATGAAAAATCCTAACAATAATATTTGTATAAGTGCAGTTAAAAGCTACTTAGTATCAGGTGTAAATATCGAGCATACTATAATGAGTTGTTCTGATATTACCCAATTTGTAGCAGTTAGGCAGGTGACTGGCGGAGCAATATACGATGGTGAAAACTTGGGTAAAGCTGTTAGGTTTTACCACTCATTGCGCGGTAAAGGTTTAACTTACAAAAAAAACGGCAACAAAGTACCAACTTCTGACGGTTGCAAACCTCTAATGAATTTACCAGACACGCTCCCTAACGATATTGATTATGGTTGGTATATTAAAGAATCCTTGGAATTATTAAGCAAGTTGGGGTACAATGAAGGGGTACATTAAATAGGAGTCCCCCAACATGATCGGAATATATTCAATAACCAATAGCGTTAATGGTAAGCGTTATGTTGGTAAATCTAAGAATATAAAGCGCAGATTCTACCAACATAAATATTCCATGAAAAAGCTTAATCCAAAAACCACATCAAGCCATTTACGCAATGCTGTATCTAAATACGGCATTGACGCCTTTAGATTTGAAATCCTTGAAACTATTCACACACTTGACGAGTCGCTGTTATCCGATTTGGAAGTGTTTTATATGGATGAGTTTAAAACCAACGATCCTAATTATGGCTATAATCTAAAACGTGATAGCTCAACATCATGCGACATTAGGTCAGAAGTTAGAAAAAAGATGAGTGATAACTCCAAGGGTGAACTTAACGCCAATTACGGTAACAAATGGACTGATGAGCAAAAACAAAACCTATCTGAAAAAGTAATTGCTAATCATAAAAAGGGTGTTTATCAGCACGTTTACAATGCTGAACATGGTAAAAAAAGTTCGGATAGGTGGGCAAACTATACCCAAAATGAGATTGATAAAATAATGACTAAACAATCTCTAAACTCATCTAAATATAATTATATACAAATGGATATGGAATGTAATCACATTAAAACTTGGGCAAGTATCCGAGAGATAACTAGTGCAAACCCTACATACCGTAGACAGGGTATATACAGTTGTGTTAATGGTTATAAAGGGTCTCATCGTGGTTACAAGTGGGAAAAGGTGCTTAAAGATGTTAGAAAGTAAAATTGAAAAAGACAGCGTGAAAGCCGCTAAAAAATTAGGTTGGTATAGTTTTAAAGTTTTGAGCCAGTTAAACAAAGGTTTGCCAGATAGAGCTTTTATTAAAGATGGTTTAACTATCTATATCGAATTTAAGCAACCGAGTAAAACAGCAACGCCGCTACAGTCTAAAGTGCATCAAATATTTTCTGATCATGGTGTTAAAGTTTACATCGCTACAAGTGTAGACGAAACAGTAAGGATATTGACTAATAGCTAGTTGAAAAGGTTTTACCGTTGTTATATACTTAAATCTAAATTAGTAACAACGGTAAAACACTTATGATTTCTCACCCATTATCTTATCAGCAATTCAAAGAGCTTATCAAGTACGAGCCTGATACAGGCGACTTGTTTTGGTTACCTCGAAACGACAAGTATGTTCATCACACCCGCGTAAATTCTTGGAATACTAGGAATGCTAATAGAAAAATAACCACTATTGATAGTAAAGGTTATTTGCAAATTAACGTGCTCGGAAAAATGTACCGAGGTCATCGAGTTGCTTGGTTTCTCCATTATGGTGAATGGCCCAACTTAATTGACCACATCAACGGGGTAAGGGACGATAACCGAATTGATAATATGCGCTCAGTTGATGTTCAAAAAAACCACCTTAATCAAAAGCAAAGTAGTAAAAACACTAGCGGTGTGACAGGTGTCTATTTTAATAGGAAACGAGGCACGTGGTGTGCTCAAATGAAATTTAATAACCATACTTACCATCTTGGTAGTAGTAAGGACTTCTTTGAAGCTATTTGTTTACGCAAATCAGAAGAACGTAAGTTAGGGTTTTCATTAGAGCATGGAGTTAGAAAATGAAGTTGACTAGAGATTTATTACATGATTATCAAGAACGCGGAGTCAAGTTTATAAAAGAGGTTGGTAAATGTGGTCTTTTTATTGACCTCGGGATGGGCAAGACATTAACCAGCCTCACAGCAATTAGTGATTTAAGCGACTCTATGGACGTTAGCAAAGTGCTTATAATCGCACCTTTACGTGTTGCTAATACTACCTGGCACAAAGAGCTTAAATCTTGGGAGCATACAAAACACTTATCTTATAGTATTTGCACAGGTAGCGAGAAAAACAGATTACAGGGTTTAATGAAAAACTCTGACATTTACATAATAAACCGTGAAAACGTCAAATGGTTAGTTGATCACTACGGTAAGAAATGGCCGTTTGATATGGTTGTAATTGACGAGTCGAGTAGTTTTAAGAGCGCAACCTCTCAACGCTGGAAAGCTTTGCGTAAAGTTACGCCTTATATTGATAGGACCGTATTGTTGACAGGTACGCCAGCACCTAACGGGCTTATGGATTTATACGCACAAGTTTACTTGCTCGACACCGGTGCGCGATTGGGTCGCAATATGACAGCTTATAAAGCACGTTTCTTTGAAACCGATTATATGGGTTATAAGTACACACCGCGCGAAGGCTCTGAGAATATAGTTTATTCATTGATAAGCGATTTAGTAATGACCATGCGAGCTGAGGATTATTTGCAATTGCCTGATAGAATTGATCTAGTTCAATCAGTAACTCTACCAACTAAACTTAAAGCTCAATACGACACATTAGAAAAAGAGTTTATAGCCGAGATAAACGACACAGAATTAGCAGTATTCAACGCCGCTGCATTGGCTAACAAACTTTTACAGTTCAGTAATGGTGCTGCATACACAGACGAGCATAAAAACTGGGTTGAGCTTCACAATGGTAAACTGGACGCGCTAAAAGAAATTGTAGAGGATAACAGCGGGGAAAATATCCTAGTTGCTTATAACTACAAAACAGACCTTGAGCGCTTGCAAAAGACTTTCCCTAACGCTGTAGTGTTAGATAAAGAAGGGTTATCTGTTGACAAATGGAATAGGGGTGAGATTAAAATGTTATTGGCTCACCCTGCTAGCGCTGGCCATGGTCTAAACTTGCAGCATGGTGGCTCGATGATTGTATGGTTTGGGCTTAACTGGTCATTAGAACTTTACCAGCAGTTTAACGGCCGCTTACATCGTCAAGGGCAAACCAAGCCTGTTAGGATTATTCACCTTGTAGCTGAGGGTTGTATTGATGAAAAAGTAATGACAGCTATAGAGGGTAAAGCAAAGACGCAAGATGAATTGTTAGACTACCTTAAACAATAAACCTTAAATTAATTCAAATAAACTATAATTAATCATTGACGACATAAATTTAATTGTTTATAGTTTGCTTACTGAAACGCGATAACTAAAGGGTTGGTTATATGAACAACACAAAATACAAGCAGACCAAAAATAAATGCGGTTTACCTGCAATGAGTACGATTGAAGATATATTTACTAAGCACTGTGTTATTGACGATTACAAGGTAGGTATTGCTATTAGTCCTTGCGGTAAGTTTTGCGACTATGGCAAGTTTGACGATATGCCCGATAAATTAAATGCACAGTGGGAATTTTGTAAGGAGTTGGAAGGTGTCTAAATATTACAGGGTAAACACATACGGAAAACCAAGTGTTGATATTGTTGATGTTATCAGGGTTAACAGGGGTACAGTTGTTTATATGGATGACAGCGGAACTCAATATAAAGATGATGAAAAGTCAAGGTATGGAATATACTGCAAAGAAAGAAGTGACGCGCAGAAGTTCATAAACGACGAATACTATAGAGCTGAAAAGCTAGCTAGAGATAAACAGTTAGAGTTAACAAATCTACTAAGGGAGGTTTGCAAAACGGATGATTAAGTCAGTTTACGAAAATCAAATCGATATACTTAAATCAATAATGACTTTATGCAATATCGAGCGCTTTGATGTTGATGTCACTTTCGGCAACGGTATGTTTTATAAGGATATACAAAAGCCAGTGCATTGCTTTGATATTGACCCGGCTCTTGTTGATACGCCAGCAAGTAGCGATAACTTACCACTTGGTGATAAATCAGTGTCAAGCTTAATATTCGACCCGCCATTTTTAACATACGTCAGGGCTGCCCGTGAGGGTAACGGGGATATGGTTATGGCTAAAAGGTTTGGTGGTTACTGGAGGTATGATGAGCTTGAAACGCACTACAGAGAAACTTTAACCGAAGCAGCTAGGGTTTTAAAGAAAAAAGGTGTAATGGTCTTTAAGTGTCAAGATATTATACACAACCATAAAATGCACTGCACGCATGCCAATGTGATTAACTGGGCCGCTGAAAATTTCAGGTTAAAAGATTTATTTATACTTCCAGCAAAAACAAGGATGGCGATACCACAGCAAAAAGGAACTAAAAAGAAAGTACAAAAACACGCAAGGATTTTTCATAGTTACTTTTTGGTATTGGAGAGGCATTAATAATGAAAAACCGCAAAGGTAAAAAATACAACCCAGCTAAAACTGCTCGCGTATTTTCGAGTAAAGGGCTTGATAATCTTGGCGTGTTTTACGATTACCGTTCAGAAGGTAAATACCCGTTTGAGTTGGTTAATCTAAAATCATTTAACCCGGTAAAGCTTACTGATGTTTTAAGCTACACATTAAAAGAGTCAAAGCACAATTGGACTATTGTTTTAATTATCACTGGCTTAGATAGCGAAGGCGAGCAAGCATACTGTTATGGTTTTGCTAGTAATGGCACTTACTGCTACCAACGCGACTTAGTTGAAGAATTGCGAATCAAACACCGTGAATTTGCATACAACAACGATGAGATAGCAGAAATACAAAATCATTGTTGGTTAGCCATACCAAATATTGAGCGTTGTCCAGAAGTGGACGACCAGACAATATTTAACTTACTTAATAAATACGGGGCGTGGTGATGTTTAATTATAACAAAACCTACAGCATTGCAGATATGGACGCGATAGTTTTTGGTAAGGCTAAAGGCTATGGATTTAAAATCATTGCTGAATCAATGGGAAGGACTGAACAAGGCGTAAAAGATGCGTTTAAGCGAGCGTTAAGAATACCACTTTGGAAAAATACATTTAATCAATATAGAGGAATAGAGAAATGAAATTAAACGACTACCAATTAGACGCTATGGAATTTGCAAAGTACAGAAACAACGATTACCCATTTTTAGCGCTATCAGAAGAAGTGGGCGAAGTATCGGGTAAGTTAGCAAAGTACGTGCGTAAAAATGAATGCTCATTATCAACGGCTATTTATGATGTTAATAATGGCTCTTGTAATAACTCAAAAGCACTGAGAGCTGATTTAAAGAAAGAGCTTGGTGATGTGTTATGGCAGTTGCAAGCGTGTTGTGCAGAGCTTGGTTTTAGCCTTGAAGAAGTTGCAGAATTAAACCTTGATAAGCTTAGCGGCAGAAGTGAGCGCGGCACTATTGTTGGTGAGGGTGATGAAAGATGACTAAATACGATAAATACCTACGCATGATGAATTTAAACAAGAAAAGCCCACTACCAGAAGGTACTTTACGTGCAATGTGGGAAAACTGGCTTTGTAATGATGAAGATGAAAAGCAGCACCCGTATTTTTGCGGTATTAATCAAGGCTGGCGTGAACGTCAAATTAAAGTTATGCGCGAGCTAGGTATTGATGAGCCAGTAAAATACACGGTAGGCGGTGACAATCGGGTTAAGCCTATTAAGTTTTCAGATAGTACAAAGCATTTATTTGCAACGTGCCAAAACTTAATAGCTAGTAAAGCGCACTTTAACGAGCATAGCGGGGTAACGGTATGATTGCTATAAATCTAGTTGTAATGTATAATTAACTTACACATTCTAACTTGGTAGTAATTATGTTTTACAAAAAGAAGGCGACAAAAAGGTCAATATCTCTTAGGCGAAAAGTGCTTGGTGTTGGGGTTAATGATTCTGAGTTTTGTACATCGGTTTATGTTGATGGCAAGCAGATTGTTAGCCCTGCTTATAGCTGCTGGATGAAAATGCTAAATAGGTGTTACTCTGAGAAATACAAGGAATTGCATCCATCTTACTGTGGCTGCTTAGTTCACCCAGACTGGCTTAAGTTTTCAGTATTTGAGCGGTGGTTTGATAATGAGTTTTCTGATGGAATGTGCTTGGATAAAGACCTTTTTGGTGATGGCTCAACATATAGTGAGGATAACTGCGTGTTTATATCTCAGAGGTTAAATTCAATAATTAGGGATTTTTACAACTCAAGAGACGTTGAATTTGCACACAAACTAAAGTCAAATGGCACATACCAAGCCAAGTGCCATAATGGGAAGAAGCAGGTTCACCTAGGTACGTTTCACAGGGAAGTTGACGCTATATCGGCTTACGCAAAAGAAAAAGGCAGGCAAGTTGAACTCGCCTTGGTTGGTGAGCCTAGAGCTAGGGTGGTTGATAGGGTGAGGTTTATGGCTGGTAAGTTTTTGCATAAAATACAATCTAAAAGCCTAATCGAGCAAAACGCAGAGTTACACAAAGAGCTTGCAAAGTTAAAAGCTGAGCGTGTTTTTGTGGTAAATAATGAAGAAGGTAAAAAATAATGAAAAAGATATACGGGAAATTAATTAGCGCAGCAATAACATCAACTCTTGCAGCGTCTTGGTATTTTGAGCTTCATAGCTTACAGTCTTTTGTTGCTGTTATTTATTGGATGTTGATTACTCTTGTTGTTCTTGCTGGTATTGCTGTGGCTTACTACATTACTGAGTTTGACGAGGGTGAAACGAAAAACAAAGATGCTATAAAGCGCTTTAAGCCGTTTGGAACAAAGACGTTATTTGACTTTGCCTTTAGCGGTTTTTTATCTTCTGTAAATGTCGGATTGCTTATTTTGATAGATAGTCCTGTAGTTGCGGCTTTGTATTTGATTTCATCACTATGCAGCTTCAAGATGTCTAGCTCATGCGCAAGTCGATACGAAAAGGCGCTAGATGCCGACAAATAGCCCACCTTAACAATCAATGATACAATAAAGCCATACTATTAACGTGTGGCTTTTTTATGCTTAAAAATAAATTAAATTCTACATTTGCGGCAAATATGGCACAGCCAACAAGCCGCACAAGAAACCTATCACAATTGTTTTCATCACCTGTTAATTTTGGTGATACAAACAGAGATGATTCAAAGTCGTATGGATACCCTGACGCTTTAACGTTTGACATTATGTATAACGCATATAATCGAGGTGGATTCTTTAAGGCTATTGTTGATATTGTACCGGAGCGATGTTTTTCAGAGCAGCCAACTGTTATTGATGGTGCCGATGAAGATACAGAGCAAGACACGGCGTTTGAAATTGCATTTAAAGAGTTTGCACGTAAACATGATTTTTGGCGTGTAATGCGTGAAGCGTTTAAGCAATCAAGACTTGGTAGCTATTCGACTATTGTGCCTATCTTTACTGAAACAAGCTCCGATGCAAAGTTAATGGATGAGATAACAAGCGCGCGCAGCGTATTAGCAATTAATCCGTTTTACCAAGCGCAATGTGAAGGCGCGACTGAATACGTTAGCGATTACTTTGACAAAGATTGGAATAAGCCTAAATGGTACGAGCTAAACCCTGCCGCACTTGCTGATAAGCAAATGACCAACGCAGAACAAAAGAATTTGCACCGCAGTCGTGTATTTGTTGTTACCAATGCAGTTGGCGCACAAATAGAAGGTACACCCGCTTTAGAGGCTCCATTTAACGCCCTGTTTGATTGTAACAAGATACGCGGCGCATCCGCTGAAGGTTATCGCAAAAACGCCAAGCAACGTACTGTGATGAGTGCAAACGACCCTAAAGCCGCTCAAGCTATGGCAGCCAAGAAAGAAGAAATCGACCAAGCTATCGATGACTTTGAGAATGGCATAAACAACTATTTAAAACTTGCTGGTTCAAGTGTTAGCTCGCTTCAATCAAATCTAGCTGACCCAACTGGCGCGTTTACCATTGCAATGCAAGAGGCGTGTGCAGCACAGCGCATACCAGTTACTGAATTAATCGGATTTATGACGGGTGAGCGCTCAAGCACTGAAAACTCAAGCGCATTTAGTAAGCGTTTACGAAGTGAGCAAAATAACGAATACGGACCAACTATCATTAAGTTTTTACAATGGCTTGTTGACTTAGGTGTACTGCCTGAGCCTAAAGATGAAATCAAAATTAAATGGCCTGATATTTCTGAGCCTACCAAAGCTGAAAAGCTGGCAAATGCCAAGTCCATGATTGAGCAAAATAAGATTGCGTATGAAGCGCAAGAGGAAGAGCCGTGGACAATGGAGGAAATACGCGAAGCAGCAGGCGCAGATAAAGAAAAGCCGAAAAGCGAATATGAAACGTTAGGCCCTAAAGATGAGTTAACGCTTGATGAAAATACGCCAGATTAAAAACGGGCCAGTCATGCCAAAAGATGCAGCCGACCCAGCGCATCAAAAGAAAAACTTATCACGTGAGCAGCGTGAGTTAAAAGTTAGGTTTGAGCGCATCTTAACGGGTGTGCGTAAACTTGTGGCTGACCAGGCTAATTATCGCACCGTATCCGCAGTTAATAAGGAATGGCAGCCGCTTGTATACTTCACAAATGCAAATGGCGAGTTAGATACACACCGCTCGTCAATTGCAGTTAATAAAACGACTTACTACGAATATCAAATAGACGTAGCGCGTTATGAGTCGATTAACGAATTTATTGAGCGCCTTTTGTATGATGAGATATTAGGATCATACACAGGTAAAAAGCCGCCTAACTGGTTTTTCCAATCTTACTTATCAAGCGCGTTTAACGATGGTATTAACGATACTATTCAAGATATTAAAAACCAGTCAACGCCTAGCCTTGTTGGTGATATTGTATCGCGTCAAATTCAATCGTTAAGTGGTGACGAGTTTAATCCGCAAGCAACACAATCATTAGCGTTAGTTTATGGTCGCGTATTTAATGAAATGAAAGGTTTAACTGACTCGATGAAAGTCGACCTATCAGAAACATTAACGCGCGGCATGGCTGACGGCTTGGGTATTCGTGCAATATCAGCGGACGTGCAAAAGCGTGTAGGCGTAGGTTTTAGTCGAGCGCAACGAATCGCACGTACTGAAATTTTAGGCGCTTACAGAACCGCACAGCGAGCAAAAACGAAAGAGATTAACGAAACGGTATTCGACGACTCGCCGTATGAGTTTAAGCAGTTATGGTTTAGCGCCTTGGCTGAAAGCAGCCGCCCTAATCATGTGAGTAGGCATGGAAGTATTTATACTCAGCAAGAGGTGGAAAAGTTTTACTCTATCGGAGCATCATCCATAAATTGTTTATGTAGCCAATCTCCAATATTGGTAGATAGCAAAACTGGAGAGCCATTGATTGACGACACTGTAAAAAGAATGAAAGAACAAAAGGAAAAGTATCAAGCTACACATACCAATTAAAACTGTTATAATTAATTTGCGGATAGGGTAGCTCCTGAAAAGACATACCACAGCTCTATGTCCTTCCGTAAACACTTAAGAGCTGGTAAATACTGTGGTGTTATTATGAATTCGCATATCCTAATAGGCGACTTAGCCGACTCTAGGGAAGAAGCTATACGTCTTTCCGTAAAAAGATACATATCAAATTCAAATTGCTCTAAATGCGGCTTTAATATAAGGCTTGTTAGCACTTGGCAATGTACGCGATGCCTAAAAAGAAGAGGGTCTATGTTAAGAGGCGCTCCCATTACTGGCACTAGGAAGGCAGCTCAATTTAAGCGAATAATGGCTAGAAATATTGGGCGTACAAAATACAAAAGCACCCCATGCGGCAAATGCAATAATTATGATAGGCTTGTTAGTACAAATCAATGCGTTAATTGCCTAAAGGAAAGGGATAGGGAAGGTGAGAAAATCCAGCCTTACTCGAAGTTTAAGGATAAGACAAACTCTAGGAGAAGAACTAGAGCTGGAAGGGTTAGGAATAGAAGGTACTGCAGGAAGTTGAGGGAAAGGAGGGAGCACAAGATAACTTCATTTATGCGGGCGTCTATAAGAAGGCTTTTATCATTGCAGCCATACAGGAAATTCAGCGTAAAAAAGATGAGTTACAATAGAGATGAGCTTATATCTCACCTTGAGAGTTTATTCACAGAAGGTATGACTTGGGATAATTATGGCGATTGGCATATAGATCATATAAAACCTATCTCTGCATTTATAAGTGAAGGCAATCTTGATCCAAACCAAGTTAACGCGCTATCCAATCTACAGCCGTTGTGGGCTTATGATAATCTTTCAAAAGGTAGTAAATATTGACACACACTAAAAAGCCCCGCTATGGGGCTTTGTTTTTATATATTCCAATAGTTAGTATTGTTACAGACAGTAAGGCGGGAGCAATAACCAACACTGTAAATGAGAATATTAAACCTGCATTTAGGCACTCTTCATTTTCAAACATATTTTTATAGCCTCATTTATTGATTTTTCATAGCCATTCTTGGATAAATTATGGCCTCCGTCAGAGTGTATTATAGCTAACAGCTCCTTGATTAGCTTTTCTTCATCTCTGCTCATAAATAACCCCTCTTAAAATTAATTATTGAATTGTCACTATAACGTGCTAGTATGATAAAAACAACATAATTAATTATAACCTTATGACAGACGACTTACTTCAACAAGCACGACTAGCCGAATATGAAGGAAACGCAAAAAAGGCGCGTAAGTTTTATCTTATGCTTGCACGTAAATGCGAGCGGGTAAATGATATAGTTAATGCCCATAGCTACGAGATAAAAGCCGAAGTTTACAACGATGACAAACCAATGAGGTTTATAAATGAATAACTACAAAGTCACACTAAAAAACGCAGATGGTGAAAAGTGTTATATCACTATTTACGATTGCGACTCCATGCAAAGCGCTAAAGAAGAAGCGGAAATTGAGCGCGGCAAGGGTTGGATGGCAACGGATTGTAAGGAGGTTAAATGAAGAATCTAAGCGGTAATTGGATTGATTTTTTAAATTTCTATGAATACTACATAGATGCACCGGCAGACTCTAGTATTCAGCTAAGTCGCGAAGATATGAGAATGGCTTATCAATCTGGTTACGAAAAAGCCCATAAAGAAATTAAAGAAAAGGAGTTGATATAATGAAGTTATTAACAATTAAGCGTATTCAGCAAGATGATTGCACTATTGGTATTATTAATTTTGGAAATAACAGAGCTTACACTCTTGAATTACCGTGGAAAAATAATGCAAAAAATATAAGTCGAATCCCTAGTGGTAGGTACATTTGCTCAGTTGGTTACAGTGAAAAGAATGGTGATATGATTTCTGTGCATAATGTTCCGCAGCGTACCTTTATACAAATCCACAAGGGTAATTTCACGAGAGATATTGAGGGCTGCATACTTGTTGGCGATTCGATAAAAGATATTGATTCAGATGGCTTGCCAGATGTAACTAACAGTAAAAATACGCTAGATAAGATAATCAGCTATGTTGGTGAATCTTCTTTTATATTGGATATACTATGACCGCCCACATCGACACAGAAAACCTTGAAACAGAAGCGCAAGAATGTGACCCGCACGACGTACACGCATTGCAAAAGACACTGCAAAGAGTTAACGACTCAAAGCGCGGGTATATGTTTTGGTTAGCTGTATCAGTATTTTTTAACTTAATATTTATTATTGGGAGGGCTACACAATGAAAGTAACACGATGGACTAAAGGCGCGTTTATATTAAGTGCCGGGCTTTGGGCTTTATTCTTTTATGTGGTGTTGTTATGAGCTTTGACCCGTTAAGCGCTGCATTATCATTAGGTGAAGCAGCAATAAATAGAATCTGGCCAGATGAAACTAAACGCGCCGAAGAAATGCGAAAGCTGAAAGAGCTAGAGCAAAAAGGTGATTTAGCGCAATTAAACGCGCATGTTTCGCTAATGCTAAAGCAAGCTGAAATCAATTTAGCAGATGCAAATAGCAGTTCAAAGTTTCAGTCTTGGTGGCGACCCGCTGTCGGATGGGTAGGCGTTGTGTCGTTGTTTTGTATGTATGTACCAAAAGCTATTGTTATGACTTACATTTGGTCTTATCAGGCTTTCACAGTGCTTAACGCTTGGGATGGTACAGGTAATTTAATGTTGCCAAACTTCCCAAATTTAGGTGCTACAGATATGATTGCGTTAATAGGCTCACTGCTTGGCGTTGCTGCAATGCGTAGTCACGACAAAGTTAAAGGTGTAGCAAGTAAAAAATAACAACCAAGCTAACAAATACATTTACGCCAGTGTCTGCCGTATTTAATTGTATCTGCTAGTTTCCATGTTAATTTTATAACGTTAAGAAAGGTAAACAGCCCCAATTAAGGGGCTGTTTTACACTTACGCCTCAAGCATATTTAACGCCAACCAGTCAACCCTGCCAGCGTGAGCGCTACCATTACTTAGACGAAGGTATTCCGTTGTTATCGGGTCTCCCACAAGGACAGGTGTTATCGTATCCCTTACCACCCTATCACCAGAAACCCACGTGCCAGCGCTTGGCTTTGCTGCATCCGTGTGTATCTCAATATTATTATCAAATATTTTAAATCTCTTAGAAAGCCCGTTGTTATTTAGTGATAACATTCCACCTACAACCATGGCCTTCCATGGGAATCCAGAAAGAGATTCACCATCATCGTATAGCTTGCCTGAGTTAACGATGGGGATATCAACATAATTGCTGTACTGCCCAGAACTTGTACCGCGATACACCCGCAGCTTAACACCTGAAAAATCCTCAAACGCGCTTTTATCTAGGTACAGAACTGGTATATCATCCTGACTTACCACATCAATTGAAATCTCGCTATTAATTACGGTACGGCCTATTAATCTATCTGCATCAAGCAATACTTGGCACTGATAGTAATATGTCCCTGTAGCTTCTTTAAAGCTATCTTGATCTATATTTACGACCGATGAATTGGCCCCGAATCCGCCGTAATTCTTATTAAAAGATCCAAACGAGTGACTTAAATGGGCTTTTCCGCCTGAAACTTTAACTTTGCTAATACTGAGATGTTCAGAGTATTTATTGAAAGCATTATCTAAATTTCCATTCATATCAATAATTATGCCGAATGTAGACTTTGTAGCTATCTCGCCTGATATACTTGTGGTTCGATAGTTATTCTCTAATATTGCCATAGAGCTAGCGTTTGCAAAGGTTATGTCTGCTCTCTCACTGTTACCCCATCCGCCGCGACGGTTTGGAACTCTAGTAAATTGGTTGTCTTTTATTACAGAAACCCATTTATTTAGGAAAGCATCAGAGTTATTTACCAAAACACCGCTTTGCGCGTTATCTACTTCTGTAAAGAATACATTACCGCTTACAATAACTTCGCTGTTTACTAACTCATAGTATCCGCCTTCCAAGTGACCAGCGCTAATAGTAACGCCAGAAGTGTTATTAAAGGTGCTAATACCATTTATCAAACCTGTCACGTGTCCAGACCTGCATGTACCTAGATTCAGATTTTTTGTAATCCCTGATTGGTTATCTATATAACCAGATGCTATATCTTCAATTACGTAAGCGTCACCAAGACCGGGTATGTCAAGCAAATAATCTGTGGTGTTTTTCCTGTAGCTTGCGTGTATCTGCTTTATGCTAACAGCGTCAGTGTATAAGCCTACAGGCTTACCAATTAGCGTCCCAACACCTCTACAGCGAAGTTCCTCAAACTTGTGACTGCCTCCGAACTTAAAGCCGTTATAACCCACGTTAGACGTTGCCGCATCAATAGATAGATTACTGACACCACCGCTGCCTTTGTTTGGAAATTGCGTAACCCAGCTTTCAGGGTTATTTATATCTATATTTAAAAAGAATAAGTAATTCTCAATGTAAATGCCAGTATCCAACGGGTATAGCACTGCCGACTTGTTGAAGTCAGGCTCTGCGGTAGTACCCCTATTAAACGTGGCGCTATCCCCTTTAAGGTAAACTCCAACAGGTATGAAAGTTGTTCTTTCTATTGTGTGCCTGCCGTTATTAATTTTAAGAGTGCCGCCGCCTACACTGTTAATTAACTCCCCGCCCCTTTCAAACCTATCAGCTACACTTTGCGATTGCTCGCCTGTACAACCTAGGTTGGTGGTTGAAATCTCTGCTGATGCTGGAAGCCTGAAGCCAAAAGACGTATTAGCCGTGCTAAGTATTTGGTCTATATCGTTTGGTGTTATAGTGATAGATGCTACAACCTCAAAATAAGCTTGGCGGTCTTTTAGGTAAACGCGATTACCTGAAAGCTTATCTATTTTAGTAAATGCAATAGCGTCAGCAACAGTATCAAACTCTCGTCCATCCAATTGATCTTGAACTGTACCGCCGTTAGCTACAAAAATATTATCTGCTGTGTTTGGCGCTACAGGCTGAACATCATCTAAATCCGGAGTTGCACCAGTAGTGTACGGTAATGACGTCTCAGGCTTTGGTTGATAAGCCGTACCGCTAAATACAAGATATTGATTGTATGCTGTAAAATCAATACCAGATTGCCAAGCACCATCAACACCAATAGCTGTTAATTTATATTTACTGTCAAGCTCGGCAATTGTTGCATCAACATTAGCTGCTGCATTATCAACGGTTACTTTGCTTGCATTTATAGATGAAAGCGCTACCGTTACCGCGTTATCAACCGTAGTTACATCAGAGTTTATAAGTGATGTCGCAGAGTTTTTAAGGGTGTCAACCGTTGCCACATCTTCATTTATAGCCACTATAGCCGCATCGCCTTGAGTGTCAAGGTTGTCAATCAGCGTATTAAACTCGGTATTCCATCCATCAACTAAATATTGATAGCTAGGTTTTGGCCCGTTCCGCAAAGTTGGTACAAGTGCGTTATCATTTACTAAACCGTCCAAGGACGTTGCATTAGCTTCCGCATCAGTTATTTTCGACATGTTTTAAATCTCTTATCAATAAGTTGGTTTATTATAGCGTAAATCTAATCAGCTTCATAAATGCGCTCGTCATAACCTATCATGCTTATTTGCACATCATATCCCGCTGTTTCGCGCTCCATAACACGCCAGCGTCTATTTATAGTACCGTTAACCTCTGTTATGTAGTAGCGGCTACCTATTGCGCCACCTTCAAAGCCTTCAAGATAAACTTGAGATAAATCACCACATGTAAAGCTGTTAGCAGTCGATGCAGTTACCGTTTGTGGCCCTATAACTTCACCTAGCGCGTTAGTGTAATAAACTTGGTAAGTTGTACCACCTTGCAAGTTAAGTTCTTCACGTACCGTAGCAGTGCCGCCGATAACTGATAGTATTTCACCACCCCATGCATCGCCACCTTCGTATACCTCGTTATACATAACAACTGCGCCACGCTCTAGGAATCTATGCGCATCGATAAACGTATCTGATAAAGTCCAGCGTTGATATAGCATTTTGCGTATTTCTAGCTCAGCGCGATTTGTTGCGTTAACTAGATTTTGACAGCCACTTAAAACAACTTGCTTGGCGTTTGCACCAGCTACGTTTTGAATTGTGCCGGTGCCGTCAATAGAGCGGTAAATGTAAGCCTTCTTATTAATCTCTCGGTCAATGTATTCAATCTGCACGCTATCGTATTCGCCACTGACAAAGCTGCTTCGTGATATTGAATAACTACGGTCTGACTCTGCTGCTAGGTCTGCGCGACTTAATAATGCTGAATTAAACGCTACTGCTTCATCACGCCAAAATCTAATCTGTTGACCATCCCAGTATTTATACACGCGAGCAACATTTAAAATAATATCCATAACCGTACCGACACCATTGCTTGTGTCGTCAAATGTATAGTCAAACATTTTTAAATCTTCTGGCAATGAATCCGCTATCGTATAAAGCTCATCAAGGTTAAGAATACTAACGTCTTGCCCGTAGAAGTCACGCCATACAAATAAAGCAGCATCGGCAAAGTTGCGACTAGGTGCATCAGCAAGTATGGTTTGCGTTGCCTTGTCATAACTTGGCATCATAACCTGACCGTTAATTAGGTTTATTTTATTATCAACACCTGACCCTGTTGGGATTTGCGTTGTTGGCATCTTAACGGATAGCATCGTGCCGCCATCTGGAAAGTTATAATTGCCTAGCTCTTGAATGCAATAAACAGCTTCTAGCGTTGGTATATCTGGCTTTTCAGTATCTTGCGATGCTTCGTTTGTGCGCTTAACCTCAAATTCATACCAAGTTCGCCCCGCAGTAGGTGTGACGGTAAACGTCTCGTAAACCGCATCAACTGTATCATCATCATAAATCACGCTAAATACTTGCGATACACCTGTGCGCGTACCACCTTTTGAATCTAGCTCGTAAGTTGTAACGCTGATAGGAACTGACTTTTTAAGACCTCGGTCAAACTTAATATTAAAGAATAGCTTTTCACATTCGATAGGGCATGAAAACGGGCCAATAGTATTATCAAGCTTCATGGTAAATATAAACGGGTCATCGTAAGTTGTTTCGCTTTTCAGGCCGTTAAAATTAACTATGTTTACCGTGTACTCTGTACCGCTTAGCGTCATGCTGCTAATTCTGCCGGTGCCGCTTGTCGTTGTAGGCTCAGGACCACCGCCTGGTTCAATTGTTATGAAAACACCATATTGCAACTCGACATTCTCATTACCAGAGTCAAAACTGGCCTTTAGACCGTCGCTTTGCGCATCTTGCGCAAGCTTAACTGTAAAAGTTGTACCGCCGTAAGTTGATGCGCTTGGCCCTTCACTGCATGAGAATGTAGCTCCATCTTGCCCTTCGTTTGTACCTTTTATTATTTGCCCGTCAACCTCGTCAACTTTTTGACCAATGCGATAATCGGGAATAGTTGTTACGCCGCTTGATGGATAATACAAAGCCGTTGCCGCTGTACCAAACTTTGCTATGTTGGTGTTGCCTGCTTGTATTGTTGGGCTATCTAAAACGCCAGTACACACTTCAAAGTATTGCTCTGACTGCTTAACGTTGCTCTGGTAATACTCTATAGCTTGACCTATTAAGTCGGGGAATATAACAGGGCTACCAACAACTAAAGGGCGTTGAGAATAAGCTCTAGCCGTATTGGTTTGCGATGAATAGTTATTGTTAGGGCTTGTTTCTTCGCTGGTTGAAAAGTCGGGTATGTCAATTAAGAAATCTAAAGCACCTTTTAATACGTCGCCTGCAACACCTATGAAGCCACTAAAAACACCTTTAACTTCATGTGTAACTGTAACGCTATCTTTATCGCCAATAAGCTCAAACATTAACGGACTATAAGGTGGTACTAATTTATCATTTAGATGTATTGTAACTTTGCTCGGGTCTATCTTTTCAAACTTAAGTTTTACCGCATCAATAACGCGCATCGAGTCTGTTATTGGGTAAACTTCCGGCGCTCTTAATTTTAATTGGTCTTGTACGATTAACTTAGCCATTAATTACCTCGTGAAAACTTACCGCTTTATATGCTTTTGATAGTGCGCTAATAGAGTGAATCTCTACCTTGCCGCCGTTTTCTTCATTACCGCGAGCGTGTAGCACTTGCTGATTACCAACGCAAATACCTATATGCATTGGCTTCATAGATTGGTCGTAAAATGTAACCATTGCACCATTCGTCCACGTGCCTATTTGCCACCAGGTACGCTTAGTTTCTCTGCGCCAAATACCATCAAATGCAAAGCCTTCCTTGTAGCCTGTAGCCTGTGGTAGCTCCACACCTTCAACCATTTGCTTATAAAGCTTAACTAGCCCGTAACAATCAACCGCATCAACTGTATCAGCGCGATTAACCCATGGCTTACCAATCATTAAGTTAATGAACTCTGTTTGCGTCATTATAGCCCCTGTAAACCCACGTAGATAGATGGGTCATATATTTTGTTAACCTTGGTTTGTTTCTCAAGGTTTTCTGTTGTTAGAGCTAGTTTAACCTGTCTTGCGCCTGCCGTGAAATTAGACATATAAGCAGAGTAATCATAAAGCGCGTCTTGCTCACCTTCTAAGTAAGTTAAAAACCTAACAGTCACCGCTTCAAATGTTGGTGCATCATCAAGCTTTCGCATTTCGCTAACCACCTCAAAGCCTACACGGTCAAATGCAACTTCCCCCTTATCAACGTCATCGCTTGATAGTATTGATTGTTCAGGGATTGACGCGACACAACCGGTAAACTCCTTAGTCGCACCATCAACGTATAAATCTAGGTTGTCAGATTGGTCTATAACAAATCTAAACTCGCCAATAGTTGGACTACTAATAATAAACGCATTATAAACAATGCGCTCACTATCTTGTGTTACGTAAAACTGCTTTAACTCATCATTCATTGCTCTGGCCACCTTTCATTGACTGCAATATCAAGCGGGTCATAACCGTTGTTAGCTGCTAGCAAATCCCAATAATCGTCCTTCTCTTGCTCTGTGCTATCTTCCCAGCCTTGCAATAACTTATCAGCGTAAATGGTGCCTGAGTAAGTGTAATAGCCGTTTTCCTCTGTTGGGTTTATCGGTGCATCTTTCCACTTACAAGTATATTCATTAAATCCGCCCTCAGTTTTGAGTGTCATTTTAAATGATTGTCCATCATCCACACCTTCAAGCCATAACGCCATTAGCTGCGACTTTGCATAAGGCACTAAAAACGACACGTTAAAATAAACAGTAGAGCTATCACGCTTTTTACGTGTTAGCATCTTACCGTCAAAGTTTTCGCGTGTATCATACGTTTGCTGTACGCTGCGTTGCTTACCGACTAAAGGCGCTGGCAATAAATCATGTGGGTAGTCTATAGGGATTGGCATTTATTACCTCTTAGCATCGTTTTTGTAGTTTCCGCCTGACTTCATTGCATTATACATGTTGCCGCGCCCTTTTTGTAACTTGCTAGCTTCGTTGCCAATCTCGACTTTTGCAATGTTAGTTGCTTGGTCTTGCGTTACAAATACTTGGTATGGCGTATAGTTGTTTACTTGCACTGTCATGCCGCCACTATTACCACCCATTTTATTAGCTGGTATAACTTCGCCATTCTCACCTGGTATCATTGACAGGTTGCCTAAGTTATCTTTATAAAACTCAGGCTTACCCTTTTCACCAACGCGATACATTGAGCCAGCACTAACAGGGCCGCCAAACTCTCGACCGCCAGCCAATGCTGTTGCACCAACCAAGCCGCCAATGATTAACCCGATAGTCGAAAGAGTGATGCCAGAAGCTGCCGCAGGAGCCGCACCAGCCGTCGCTATTGATGTAGCTGCCGCTGCCGGAGCCATGGCTGCTGTTATTGCCACACCCGATGCAACTGTTGCCGCTGTTGTTGTTGCTGTTGCTGCTGTTGCCGCCGCTGCTTGTGCGCCTATCCCACCAACTACCGCCGCAGTCTCCGCGCCTTTTTGCGCTATAAACCCAGCACTAACTAAAGCTGATGTTACTTGCTCTTGAATTAAAGCACCTACAACCTGAGTTAATATTGTGTTTGCTAAGCTTCTGAATGCTTCCTCGCCATCTTGAGCGCCTAGAGCGATACTGCCAAGCGTACCGGCTATTTGCGTATCAAGATTACCAAAAGCATTTTCCATAAATTCATTAGTGTTGCTTTGCAGTCCTTGTATAGCTTCCTGCTTCTCAGCTTCTATTTGCTTATAGCGCTCAGCATACGTACCTACTATTTCAATCTTTTCAGCTTCAGCTTGCTCAAGTAGTGCTTTTTCAGCTTGGTAACGCGCTTGTATTTGCTCCAGTGGAGTCAATCCAACACTTTGCACCTGAGTTGTTAGCGTCGCTTTGCGTTGCTCATCCTTTTTCGTGCTGTCGCTGCTTTCCTTGTCAAAGAATGAATCTAGCTCGTCGTTGACGCTTTTAATTGACTCTTTGTAATCCTCGTTTGCTTTTTGGGCTAGCTTAACCGCTTCTGCTTCATCCTCAAGCGCCTTCTTTTTTCTAGTTAGCGTGATTATTTGATCTATTTGGTCTGAGTTTAATCCATCAAGTAAAAGCGAGTATCTTAGCGCTGCCTCTTCCCCACTATTCAACTCTATTATTTGAGACCTTAAAGCGTCTTTTATTGACTTGAATTGGCTTTCAGCATCCTTTGTAGATGATGCCATGTCATCCATTGACACACTAAGCGCTTTATTATTTGCGATAGCTTGTCTAGTTGCGTCTGAAAAGGTGAAGAACTCAGCGGCATACTCTGCAAGTTCTTTAGTTGGAAACGCTCCGTTTTTACGCATGTTTAACAATGCTTTTTCGGCGGTATCTAGCGCTTTTAACTTTTTATCATCACTAGTGGCTGCGTTGAAGTCATTCATTGCACCAGTCAAGCTAAGTATGTCGTTTGTGCTAGATGTTAGACCTGTTAGCCTTTTAGCTGCGTCTGTAGCATCCTCTTGAAAGTCTATAAGCTCCGCCCTTAATGCGGATGCTTCTTTCTTTGATGCCTTTAGCGCTTCGGCGTTTTCGGTCATCGCTAAAGCTATTTTTATTTTGGCTAAGCTTTCAGACGCAGTATTTAGGCGCTTAATTTCTTCTGTGTACTCTGCTACACCACTAGCACCAACGGTCATTACAGCCTTGGTGTTTTCGATTGCCTTTTGTAGCTTTTCTATATTAGATACACTGCCAAAAATAGCAGGGGCTAAAGTACCAGCAAGCACAGCGGCTAATGATACGAATACACCAATTAGCGGAGCGCCTAGCACAATACCTAAATCCGCTGATTGCTGAGCAAGGGCAACCATTGCAGATTGACCACCTTGTAACTGACCTACAAACTGTTGAACCTGAATACCAGCTTGCCCTAAGTTGGCGTTCATAGCCCTTTTAACGCCAGCGGATGCTTTAGTGACTTGCGTATTTAGGGTTTTAGTGGCATTGTCAACCTTCTTAAAGTTGTTAACCATACTGTCAGTGGTTTTACCTACGACAGTATCAGCTTTTAACGTGCTAGCCGTATTAACTTCTACGTCATACCTAATCGAGCCTAAATTTTCAGCCATTTTTAAATCATCCCATTCTGTTTCATGTACTCGACCATAGCTTTTTGCTCACTCGCCTTTGCTGCTTCGGCTGCTTGCTTCTTGTGTGCCTCGGGGTACTTAGTGCGCATACGCCTAACAAATTGTGTCATTGTCATTTTTGCCGCTTCATCGTAGCTTAAGTTAAAATGCTCAACAGCTAAGTCTATGTATTCGTATGCGTCAAATTCTGTTAGTGGCTCGCCTTCACCACCTTTAAAGTCAACCTTGCCAACGATTCCATGAAGCACGCAGTGATTGGCTAGCACGATTAAATCGTTAATTTGCTCTGGTGAAACGTCTAGTTTATTTATGCCGTCTTCAGTCATTGATAAATCACCAAACAATTCGCGTGGAAAATCTTTATCGCAACAAGACTGAAGGATAGAAAAAGCAGAGCTATAAACATCAAGAGGGTCATCGCTGTGCAAGCCGTTAACCGTGTTTATTATTTCTTCTGGTGTACCTATGGCTGATATGTTTATAAAAGATGGCACGATGATGTATTTAACATCACCGTACTCTATACAGCCGTGACCGTACTCTTTTAAAAGCATTACGCAATAGTTTCCGTTTGGTATGCTGGGTTAGTGCTATCGTCTGTTGAAATCATTACAAAGTTGAAATCACCAGTGTTAACATCTTCATTACCGTATGAGCGTGAAACGTCATTAACTAAACAGAATACATATTCTTTAATGCCTAGTTGTGGGTTTGTAAGCTCAAGCCATAATGTAGCTTGACGACCCGCTGTAATTTCAGTGCGGCGGTAAATTCGCAGTTCTTCCTGTGTACTGATATCAACAATGTCAGCCGATGTAAATACAGAAACAGGAATTTCCATACCTAAACCAGTTTGTAATGTTTTCTGATATGCGCCTGATGTGTCGTTATTCGCATCAGTAGTACGTGTTGACTCGTTGATTGCTTTGGTTGTTGTATAACCAAGCGGCTTGTAAGTTAGTGGGGTTGTAGCTGTTGAAAGTGGATCTTCTGAACCACAAGCTTCTGCCCAGCGCACAATTAGATTGCGGCCAATGTCTAAATCTTTTTGACAACCTGTTGCCATAATAATTACTCCGAAGTTAAATGAATTAATTCGGAGTAATTATACCACTTGCGGACGGATAAAAGAAAACCCACCTTTTACAGTGGGTTTTAGAGGGTTGGAATAGAGAAGAGTGTATAGGTTGTGCAAGCTTACTTTGTTGACCGCTTGAGTTGGGCTGATTTACTTTCTGCTGCACACCTATAAACTCTATTTATATCTGTTAAGTGATTGCGTTTAAATTCTATCTCACGACCGTATTTAAACAACACCATTTTATCGATAATGGCATCGAGATTTTATCACCGCCTTATCTAGTAAGTTAATGAAAAAACTACTTTTAACGCTCTTTCGCAATCAGCGCGTTTACTGATTCTGTGGGTGAAATTTCAAAACCAATGCTTGTATATTTCATTATAGCCACCGATGGAAAAAGGGAAACCATCTAACTTCAACTATAAATCGGCGCATATACCAGACGATCTTTTTATTGTCTACATGGCAAACAATAGTCTAATTAAATTTACAGGTCAATCACTAATTGCATTAAATTTAACTATTAGCGGTATTTCACAATAAGGACGGCTGTCATCCATAGGGTATGGGCCGCCTTTTCCTAATACCTGGATGCTAATAATACACTCGTCAGAGCTTGAAAAGTTCTTACGCAACCAATTTCTAATATCATCTGTTAAGCCTGTAACTATTGGCGCATCATCAAGATTAGCTTTACCAAACACATAAACGCTAACAGGGTATTGGCTAAAGCCAACTGAGCCGTCTGCAATTTGGTCATTACCAGCTAAGCGTACTTGTACCAACCTTTCATTAGTTGGCAGTTCTGTCAAATTAACAATACCAGACGCGCTATCTGTAGTACCTTGTGCATTACCTTGGTAATCGGTAAATGCTGTTAATAAGCCGCTTGTGCGTATGTGATTTAGTACGCGCTGACTTTCAAAGCTTGCAAGTAATGTCATATTTTAAATATCTCTAAGTATTTTTTAATCATTGCTTGACCCTCTGGTGATTCAAAGCCGTATTCTAAAAAGTGCGGTGTCGCATTAGGATTCCATGCTGGGCCTTTCTTATTTGCTGGCGGTCTTGGATTCCATTTGTATTTACCGTCATTCAGTATTGATGCGTACAAAGTATTATAGCTTAATGAGCCTATTACCCGCCCTGCATTTTTAACAACGTCAAACCGCTGACTGTTATGCAAAGTACCATACTCAAGTGGAGCTTTTTCCTTTGACAATATACCAGCGCTTGAGCCAACAGCATTAACAAACTGCATAGCCTTTTTATCGCTAACGTCACTAACAAAGCTTTTCATTCTAGCTTTTATTTTATTAGCTCCGACAACTGGCATTAGGTTACAATCTCAAGCACTGAGTTATGGTATCGGTGCAATGGTATTTCACCACCGCAAAGCACGCCATTAACACTTTTTACTTTTATGGTGGTAACAAAGTTCACGTGTTTTATTGTGTCGCCTTCCTTTATTTCAACGCCATTTTTGTCAATCATGTAATCACCTTCAAGTCATCAACATCACCAAGCTCTGAACAATCCTGCAAAGCTACAATTCGAATTGACTCTGCCTTTTCTGCGTCGCTTGGTTTAGCTATTAAACTTTGATCGCCTAATGCTACAAAGTCACCTAGTCTCGGATTCTCGCTAAGCACCTCAAGCCAAAACGTTGACTGCGGCGTAAAATTAACGCCTGTCGTGTCAGTGTATTGACGACTACCGCCTTGCTCATAACATGCCTTAGTTGTCACAACATCATAAGTTGTGGTCTTTTCGTTACCAAAACCTGTAACACGCTTAAACCATATTGTAATGGTTTTATTTGATGCTTCACGCGTTTCTATGCTCATTGTGGGTTATCCGCAGGGTAAACGGTGCCAGCAGTGCCGATAACAAAATAAGAGTCATCAACAGGCAAGCAGAAATTAGTATCCGCTTCGTATGCCTGTTTTAATCGCGCATTATCATATTCACCCGAATCGCCGTATTTGTCTTGCTTGAAGTTACGACTTGCACCGTTTGGCGCTTTACGACTTGTTACTTGACCTTCACCGCTAGCCGCTTGCAATGTGCCAGCTATGTACTTGTTTGCTATCAAGTCAGCTTTAGCACTATCGTAAGAGCTTGTTAGACATGCGTAAACACTCGCAAAAGCGTCAATTTCATCTTGAATAACAATATCGTTACCTGTACCGCCGTATGCTTTTACTGTTTCTAATGTGAATGGCATTACGCACCCCCTGTCTTTGCAAACATAATACCGCCAATAATAGCTACAACAAGTATAGTTGCTATAGCTCCATACACCGCTCTTTTTGCATCTCTACTATGCTCACGCATATCTGCTATAAGTGGCATTTGGTTTTCGATTGCTCTTAATCTTTCATCGTGCTTATCCATTTTAGCCTCTAGCTTGTCGACTCGCTTAACTGTATCAGCTTGTGATTTCTCCACAGTCTCAGCCAAATGCTCAACTTTGATTGCTAGGTTATTTATACTCCCTAGAACCTCCATTAACTGTATCGGGTTTACTTGATCGCCTGACATCATAATCTCTGGTTGTTTTATCTATACCTAGAAGTATACCAAAAATATGACACAAGGCGAAAATAACGAAAAGCAAACATGAAACCATAAACATGATTGGTAATAGAGTTATAGATTTTGGTTGTGTTATAAAGTGATAAGCATATAGCAACATGAATAACACTAACGATATATGGGTAAGCCTTAGAAAGAAAGCTTTCAGTATTATAAGTGTTGGCATACCAATCAACAGCCATTAATAAATAAAGTGTCAACATTGTACCACAACAAAAAAGCAACCTTTTGTTTCTACTAAATATTATATGTGGGAATATACACAGCATCCATGTAAGCATTGTCGCACACCACCATAGTAAACCGTAGTAAATATCGTGATTAAACCCATCAAGATAACTTATTGCGTCATATATCAACCCAAAAAAGTCATGGGATGAAGCGACAAGACAAAGAAAAAAACCCGCAGCAAAAGCGCGGGTTCTTTTTATAGTTACAATGTATGCTAAAGCAATAACCAAGTTACTTTGGCTTTGTGTCACCTGGCTTTGTTGGTTTAGTAGGTTGATTTCCGCTACCCATGTTAGTAATTCCTCAATCATATTAATAGAGCCTATATTGTAGCATTAAAGTTTGCTGTATTCCTCAGCAGCTAAATCGAACTGCTCAACTTTATTAATCATGTTTTTAACTTGCACGTAGCTAACACCATTATCAATAGCAGCTTTGTTGATTCCCTCACTAGAGTCATAAACAGCAATTGCCGCCGCTTTAGCCTTTGCATTAACCGCACGACCTC